GACAGGTTAAATAGTGAATAATTATGCATGTATAAATATAGTAAAGATTTATTGGGTCAAGTATTTTGTAATAAACTTTTGTGTTTCACGGTGTATATTTATACAGAAAAATAGAATTAAAATACAGTGTAAAGTGTTGATATTCAAGAGGTTACAAAAGTTAGTTTATAATATAAACCAACAATGTTAAAAAGTGTAAAAATTAGTGTTTCACGATGGTTTATATAGTGTAAACCAACATAATTTGTACGATATTTTTATTATAGACCCCACCACCCCTTTTATAGCTATAAATCAGCGCGGTAGTCACCTCATCTAAAAATTTTTTCTTCCGATTTTTCGACCTACTTGTAAGGTTTAATTACTTTTTCTACCGAAAACATATTTATGCATATTCATTCATCTACCTATTTTTAACATTTGGCAACATTAACTTCTATATTGGTGAGCAAAACCATAAATGTATGTCTAATATTCATTTCATGTATATCCAAAATGTATATTTATACCCTTTATATACTAGTGTTTTAGCGTATATTCAGGATATTTTCCTTATCTTTGTATTGTCGATATTTTATAGTCGACATGTTGTAAGGACGAGCTGACACGTGTTAACCGTCAGAAAGTCCCTGTTTATCGGGGTTTATCCTACACAATAACGGAAAATTAATATTATTATTGTACATAAATGGAAAATGGTATTGCTATAGACACATTGCACGCTCAGTTGCTAGACCTTTTGAGGCATGACGAGTACGGCTTCGAAGCGCTCCGTTGCCAGGACTGGGGTAAGGCAAACTCTGATAAGTACAACAAGCTGAAGTCTACTTTCATCAGGTCAATGAGACGTCTGGCGAAGAAGGCTCCGGTGAAGTACTATGGTGGTTCGTACTACATGTTCAACGGCAAGATATACGAAGTTGTTCCGAAGATAGTCCTTGAGCAGGCTTACCAGCTGTTGCTCCTCGACCTGGCCATGGCTCCGATGCTAGGCATCAGTACGGTGATGAACAAGTCGTTCATGGAGGTGATAGAGTGTTACAACATACTGAGACCTACCTTCGACATCGTTGCATTCGCCAACGGTGTTGTTGACTTCGGAAGCGGGCTGAAGTATCCGAACGTAATGCCGTTCTCTCCCGAGTACCATGTCACATACTATCATCCTTACGACTACAATCCGAAGGCGAAGTGCGACAGGTGGATGAACTTCATCAAGGAGGTCCTTCCGGACAGGACGTCAAGGATGATCCTCCAGATGTTCCTTGGTCTCGGTCTCATACAGAGAGGTACTGCATACAATCCGTACGAGGGGAAGGAATCATCGAAGATTGAGCTCTGCCTTCTCCTTATAGGTACGGGAGCCAACGGAAAGAGTGTCATCTTCGACGTTGCCTGCAACATATTCGGAAAGGACAGGATAAGCAAGATGGACTACGCCGACCTCACTGCCGACGGAGACGAGGGAATGAGGGGAAGGTATCCTATCAGGAACGCCATCTTCAACTGGTCTTCCGATTCCGACCCGAAGAAATTCGGAAGGAAGAACACCGGTATGTTCAAGAGACTCGTGAGCGGTGAGCCCGTCCCGATGAGAAAGCTCGGCAGGGATATCCTGGAGGGGAACTCAATCCCCTACCTCATCTTCAATCTCAATGAGCTTCCGTTCCCTGATGATGCTTCGCTCGGATTCATCAGGCGATTACAGTACGTGAGCTTCGATGTTACCATCCCAAAGGAGAGGCAGGACCCGGAGCTGGCTAGCAAGATCATCCGTGAAGAGCTGAGCGGAGTGTTCAACTGGATATTCCGCGGCGCGATGGAGCTGAGGAGCAGGAAGTACAGGTTCCCGGCAGCTGAGGGCAGCAGGAGGCAGCTGCTCATCTCTCTTCTAGGAAGCAATCCTATCTATGCCTGGATAAGGGCGTATAATATGAGGTGCAGTCGGGAGGCGAGGGGCGAGATTTCGGAGTGCATGCTTGCCAATGAGATGTATGAGAGGTTCGTCGAGTTCTGTAAGGCAAACGATGTCGAGGAGAAGGATATCCCTACGATTCAGAAGTTCGGGCGGGATATGAGCGACAAGTACGGCTTCTTCAAGAAGAGGTCACAGGGAGGAATGACGTATCAGGTGTACGGCGCGCAGATGATTGACCTGAAGCAGGAGCTTCTCATCAATGACGTGAAGAATAAATTGCGTGGTGAGGAGGACGTCAAGCAGCCGGAGAGCTTCATTCAGCCTGATGATTAACGGTTATAAAACAGATTTCTATGATAGACAAGGAATATATCAAGGAGATTATATCCCGTATCACGAAGAAGAAGGCTGATGGGAATATTGTTCCGGCCACTGCTTCGATGAGCGAGATTATGACTGCTGTCCGCGAGGATGCCCTGGAGTGCATGAGGACCATGTGCAACGATAGGGAAATTGCGGTAAACAGGACGTTGAACAGCGTTTCATTCAAGTGCCTATGAGAAGACATCACAATCCTAATAAAGTGCCGCCGTTCAAGCCGGACCCGGAGCATTGGACCAGGAAGGTTCATTCATGGAAGGCGAAGGTCGCTTATGAGACAGAGGATGATGCTTGGGAGTTTCTGAATCAGAATCCGAGGTTGAAGGCACTTGGTTGGCATCCTTACTTATGCAAGGTTTGCTCAAAGTGGCATATTGGTAGATTACATAATAAATAGTTGAGATATGGAGATTAGAGTTAATATTTTAGGAAAGGTCGCATACAAAGAAAACGAAACTAGGGAGGATGCAGAAAAAGTCGAACTATATCCATTTGGAGAAGGAGTGTATGCGGTAATGGATGGAGAAAATTTCGTTGCGTTAAGAGTCGTATCTGACAAAAAACACAGCGATGAAAAAGGTGATTATTACGCACGCGTAGATAATTACTGGGGGAATGGGAAAATCTCAAACTCTGCAACTATCATAGAGCATGAAGAAAGGTTGAAGGATTATATCGACAAGTGTTTCGGTCGTCTTGAAGCTATTGTTAAAAAAAACAACGATTGTATCAGTAGTGTAAGTGAAGAACTTGATGGTTTTATAAGTAATTCTCAGGATGATTTTTGCTCTATTGAGAAATCTCTTGAAAGAATAGAGAAAGATGGTGTTGGTAGTGGAAAAGGTATCAGCGAGAAGACATTATTGTCTGCTATCGAGATTGTGTCAAAACAGAAATAGTTGAGAATATGAAGAAGAAAGGATATTATGAATACGACCCTGTTATCTATCCGAGATTGTTATGTGTCGCTATTGGCATGAGCCAAGAAGATGCTAATAAGTGTTTTGAAGGTAGAAAAGGTGAGGTTTTGAATGTTGATTTCTCTAATTATGACGCAATAACCTACGATATAGTTAGAGAAAAGGCGAATAAGAGGCTTTGTCAATTTATTAATTTTGCAAGCAAGGATTCTATGAAGATGAGGGTTTGTTGCCATGAAGCTTCTCATGCTTGCGATAACATCGAGAATGATATTGGTATGGAGCACGGCGGCGAGCCTTCTGCCTACTTGATTGGTTGGATTGCGTCTTGCATCAACAAGGCTCGTTTGGGAATCGGAGATTTTATTGAGATTGAGAATGATGAAACTAATTAGCAAAGAAGAAGTGAAGAAAAACCATAAGGACATTCTTGGTTTGGATTTGTTGTTTGCGGAGAATTTTCCTCCATATAGTAGATTTTTGGAAAAATGTTTAAATACTTAAAATACATCATGTACGTCGGCATCTGTGGCTACGTGCATACAAAAGGAGAATAGCTTATGGATAAAAACGAGAAATTAAAACTTGGTGACATTTACTTTGCGCCTAAAGAGTTTTTCCTAAATAATTCCGTCGGAAAGCTAAAGCAGCAAATAGAAAGTAATGCGGATGTCCGAGAGAACGGAATGGTTATGTGTGCGGTTATTGAGGATATGAATTCTGTTTTTCCACACAAATCGGAATATACAATAGCAGTTAAGCAAAAAGAGTTTGCACCTCCAATTAGGGCTTATGTAAATAAGGACTATGACTTTGAGTGCTTTAAGCAACTTTCGAAAGCAGAAATGAAAGTTTATGGTCTGCTTTGGTTTTGTTTTGGGGTTTAATATAGAAGGAAATAGCTTATGATTGAGAAAGAAGATATTAAGGTTGGGTTGCGATTTTACATCACACGAAATGATTGTTTAAAATGCAATTTTGACCCGATAGGTATTCAGGGCGGCAGCACCCCTATTCTGTTCAATGCCGAGAGAAAGGATGCTGATGTTTATATATGTACATCTGTTAGCACAGATTACAAGTATTTCGCTCGTTTTTGCGAGACAGATATTATGATGTTTGGAACAAAGTTCGATATAGTAGCACCAGTTGCCGATAATCATAAAATAGATATAAATTCCGACATTGAAATGCATGGAAATATTCTCAATAACTTGCATGATACATACATCAAGAAAAATCGTGATTATGGGAATGCTTTTTCCGAAATGTATGATGAGCTTGGTATCAACTACGGCTACGGAAAGATACGAGAGAAGGTGAATCGCATCAAGACGCTGAAGGACAATGAGGCGCAAGTTGCTAATGAGCCATTGGAAGATGCTCTTCTTGACTGCGCTAACTATTGTATCTTGACATTGATGGAATATCAAAAACGTAAGGAACATGGAACAGACTGATTACACTTGCAAGGATTGCTTCTTCTTCAAGAATGGAGCTTGTAACCACCCTAATGAGATTAGGTTTACTTCTGAGGAGAATCCATCTTGCACAGATTTCGAGTATAAGGAAATAAAAGTTGAACTTTAAAATATTGTTATCATGGCATTACCATTTGGAAAGACTATCAAGACAAGACACTTCACCGTGCTGAAGTTCAGCAAGAGCTTGTCTAAGAAAGAAGTTGCTTCACTCAGAGAGGATATCCCTGCTGAGATCAAGAAGCATTTACAGAGAGGCTCGCTGCCTTTCATCAAGATTGCGAACATTGCCGGCACATGGGGAATCGAGTACTCTATCGGTACATCAATGTACGCTGCGCTCGATGAATGTGTTCCTGTGGCTGTAGGAGACCATTATGAGTTCTCCAAGGACGATGGAAACATCATCGAGGCATTTGCCCAGCTTCTGTATGCGGATACGTCATTGCCTGGCGATGCAGAATACACGGCAGGTAAGCTGAAGCTCCGTGACGAATACCTTGCTCGTGAGGCTGCGAGGATGAACGCTGCTGCTGACAAGGGCAAGACAGAAGAGCAGCTTCGCAAGGAGAGCGATGAGGCCGTACAGGAAGTCATCGACCGCGATAAGCACGCCGAGACTATTCTTGAGATGGCAGAGCAGATTAAGAAGGAAGGAGGCAAGGATGAGCGATAAATTGCTTGAGGTCGTTCAAGACCATACTTCCCTGGTACAGGCACTCCAGTTCTTTTTGGAGGCCGCAGAGACGAAGAAACTGCCATCATACGGCGTTCTTCCTACGTTTAATGACGATATGCTTGAAGATCAGGTGCGAATTGCGCTTGAACTCATCACTGGAGAGAAGTATCCCTGATTGAATTTATATTTTTCTTCTACTTCATTATATATAAAAAAGTAAGGGCGGCATCTGTGAAGACACCGCCCTTTGTTAACCAATTTTTAGAATTACGATCAACAGAAAGAATCTGTCACATAATCTGATTGCAAAGGTACTTGGTTTTACTGAATTTCGAGTAAAACAAAGTTACTTTAACACGAATTTAACTATTTCTTCCTCTTTTGGAAGTCTGCTTGACCATTTTTGAAGATAATGCAATCCTCGCAGCATCGAGGCATTGATAGAGGAATGTAGTAGTGGACCACATTATTTTCCGTATCAATCTCATCCTGCTTAATCTTAGAATAGTCTGCTATCATGGCTGTCGTCTTTTGCCACTCTGGAGAGCCAAATTTCTGCTTGCGTTGAGCGATAACGAGATTTCTCAGAATCTCTTCCTTTGAGGTAGCCTTGATGAGTTCCTCTTGGGTGAGTTCGTCGCTATTCTCGTTCTTCGCTTTCTTACCCTGCACCTCTGCGATTCTCATCTGAACAGACTCTTGGGCTTCGAGCAAGTTCATCTCGTTTTCGAGGAAGGATTTCTCCCAGTTGAGACCTTCTCCCTGGAATGCAATCGACCAACTGTCACGGACTGACATGCCAGAACCACGGAGACTAGCATAGATGTAATAGCGAGGGTCTTTCATCTTGAGAGCCTTCGCCTTCTTGTATGTATCGACGGATAGCGTGTATCCTTTTGTTTCTTCAATCATAATCTTATTTCTTTTTATTATCCTTGAACGCAAATAAAGTGTAACAACAACACGAAACATGGAACGGTGGATATGGGTCTTTGAAAGAATGGATGCCAGCGTCGGCTTCATTTTGACAAATGTCGCACGGATAACTACTTCCTCTCTTGACGTAGAACCCGATAGCCTTGTTCTCCTGCCCATACTCCTGCTCTGCCTGTCCCCATGCTAAGGCAATCACCTGAGAAGCGTTTCTTACGATATTCTGATAGGCATTTCTGTAATATCCTTTTCCGTAAGAAGGAACATCGATGTTGATATCCTTTCTCTTCGCTTTGGTGATGACTGATGTGTGATATGGGTCCTTGTAGCCGGTTCGGATGGAAGATAGGAGCTGCTGGTCTGAATATCCCATAAGAGTACACGCCTTGATCATCCTTACAATATCTTCAGCAAAGTTTCCGAGATAGACGGCGTTTCTTTCAGATGTCGTCTTTCCGTAGATGTCGCTGACGAGAAATGATTCGATGTTCTCGCTGTCAATCCCTAGAATCTTGCATGAAGCCTTGGAGTAAGCAGAGATGTAACTGTTGACGCTCTCCTCTGCCTCAGCAGTAACATTCTTGGCGTAAGAGAGCAGGGCTGACTCGTTTGTGAGCCTGCCCGCACCTCTGTATCGCTTACTTGCGGCAACTATCTTCTGTGTTGATTTCCAGAGAATATCTGCAATGTGGTCCTCACAGTTTCGGATTGCCTGCAAGCGCTTTCTGCTGTAATCGACCGAACGTTTTAACTCATCCATAGGCTATTAATTCTTCTTGTTGAATTCGTCCCAATGTGACTCCCCTAACCTGTTGCCGTTGGAATCGGTGTTAAATTTATTAGGGCGCCCACGCTTCCTTCCGTTACCGGTATTGACTGAGGCTGAGTATCCGTTAATCTGAGCTGTAGCTTTTTCCTGCTCGATGGCGTTCTCTGTTTTGTTATCCGCACGCTGAATATCCATGAGGAGGTCCTGTTGATCCTCTTCCTTCTTCTCGCGCATGATACGGTCGTATTCATCGTTAACCGGGAAGTCTGGGCAACGCTCAGATGCAGTCTGCTTTGAGAGGAAGTTGTTCTGAACAGCCGTCGCTAAGTTTGTTATGATTTCAGATTTATTCTGATGCACATAGATTTCCACCCAAGCGTGAATAGGAAGACCGGTCATAGTGGCCATGCAGTTTTCTTCAACTCCGATACCATACTTTGAGATACGAACAAGTTGATCCAGGAACGGATGCATCTTCTTAGCATCGTTCTCTGCAACCTCGATGGCAGGAGAATAGAGCAGCTTGATGGCAACGCCCGGAAGGTCACCCGACTTCAGCTCCGGTGGCTTTACTGTGAACGAAAGCTCATAGATGAGGTCATACGACTTGTTGAGCTGTGTCGCAAATGCATTGGAAGCGTCTGTTCCGTTAATGAAGTCAGCATCACCATTCGTATCGGTAATCTGAATCATCTTAGCCGCTCCGTCTGTATCTCCAACAACGGTAATGTCGTCACCATCGCCCTTCAACTTCATTATAGGGAAGGCGTAAGCCTTGTTGTTCTCGCAGAGATAAGAGAAAGCTTCCTCGTAGTCCTCGATGTTCTTCTGCACAACAGACCAGCATGGTCCGTCATCGTTTCTTACGTATGCAACAGGGATAAATGGGAAGCCGTGAGCTTTCTCTTCAACGCAAGTGTAGTCGTCGATTCCGAATATCTTGGCAATTCTCTTGATAGTCTCCTTGACCTTGCCTTCGTTAACTTGCTTCTTGAAGCGGTAGAATGTCTTGTCATCCCACACCTCTACCCATTCAATCTTTTCATTACCTTCCTCGTCGAAGTCGTAATACTTGCGAGCAAACACAACGAGTTCACCAGTAAGAGGGTCGAACTGAGGATACAATGTGTCTCCTCTATCGAAAGCCAATGTGCGAGTACCGAATTTCTTGTTTTTATCGAAGAATCCGACTACAGCAGCCTCAGCAACCTTCATGTACGAACTTACAGCCTCATAGTGACGAATCTCCATATCGTGCATATACCATCCCTTCTTGAACTTGGCAAGGAGATTAATATACTCTTCCTGTTTCTTCATCTCAGGATCACCGGCAAGCTCAAACTGAATATCGTTACCTGTCATGTGGAGAACGTGCTTCGTATGAATAACCTGCTGGAAAGCAAATGCCGTTCTTTGAATCTCCTGGACATACCATTTCTCGTCTTCCGGGTTCTTTCTCCAGATGTCAGGGTAGAGATCCTTGTCGAAGATTTTGTGGGACGTAGGATAGAACTCACGAAGGAAGTCCTTCTGAGTCTTAATCACTCTGTACAATGTATCTTGCGGCATCTGAGGGTCTTCATTATCGGACACCTCGTTCCTGCAATAGCCATCGTGGGTCATGTACCCCTTTGGCGTGAGTTCAAAGAAAGGCTTCTTTACCAGAATCTTTCTGAAATTTGTTACCTTGATAGCATCCATAATCCTTTTACCTTTTTATTTTTCTTTTTTGTTAAACTGAATATCATTACGTAGAACCAAGATTCGAAGAAGTCAGGTGAGTGTCCGACATATTTCTTGGCAATCTTCTTAGGTAATAGCTTGAATCCCCTATCATCACTATTCTCGTCACGTCTGAGCATCTTACGCTCCTTCTGAAGAATCTGTCTGAGAGGAACCTTGTCAAATCCGTTTCCTGAATACTTTCTTTCAAGCAGGGCCGAGTCGATGGAAATCTGCTTCTCTTTTATCATCTTATAGAACAACCATGCGCACTGAGACTTCAAATCCTTATAGAGGTATTTGATTCCTTCTTCTTCCTGATGATTCCTAGCGATAGGTGCTGCCTGGTTGTTGAATGGGACGGCATCCTTGAAAAATCCCTTGAAGTACTGACCGATACCCTGCATATCGTAAGTGAAGTTACATTCCTCAACGCCCCACTCTCTCAGCTTGGCCTCAACTACAGAAACGAGCGTCTTAGGGTCTAGCCTCAGAACAACCAAGTCTTTACAATGCCATCCTTCCCAAAGCCACATTACGAAGTTATCGCCTCCGGTGAATGCAATATCGGCAGAGGCTCTGCGTTTTCCATCTCCTATCTGTTCTGCATTGTCGTAGATTTCATCAAGGTCTTCCATCTTGATCATGTCATCACCGGCGGCCTTCCAGTTCCAGTTGGCTTCAAGGTCTCGCATACGCTGTTCCTCGTCCTGTTGGGCAAGGTTGGCTAGATATGAGGCATCGGTAGAGATAAGCTTAATGTTCTCTGATACGTCAGCGCGAACGAATGTTGCCGACTTGATGAACATTTCGAGCTTTGTATAACCAAGTTCCTCATAGCTATCCTTCCAAAGGCTATCAATAATGCCCTTACACTGCTCGTACACCTCTTCTCTCGTGTTACCCCAGTAGATTGAGTCAGGCGTATCGCCGTCCATGAAACAGTATCGTATAACTCCGTCCCGTTCCGGTATGATGTAGCCGTTCTCGTCAACCCACCAGTCAATGAACTTTCTCACCCAAGATTCCGGGTCCGGGTTACAGGTAATCCAGAAGCGGTTTCGGATATGCGCTGCATTTCGGTTGTTGGTCAAGAGGTACTTGAACTTCTTGTATGGACACTGAGTACCCTCATCGATGCAGACATAGGCATACTGTCGACCCTGGAATCGTGTCTTGAAGTCCTGATAGGCTCCAGCATAGTACGAGAATTTGAGCCATCCTCCGTTATCAAAGTTCCAGGTCATGTCATTTTGTGACTTATTGTAAGTTCCAAATTGGGAGAACAATTTATAAGAGTCTGTAACTAAGGACTGTAAGTCGTCTTTTTCGTTACGAAGAATTGTTGCATGAAAATCTGGATTTTTTATATCCTTCAGAACTTCCATTAGGGATGAGAACGATTTGGAGCCGCCTCGCGAACCGCCAACTATCTTAATATCAGCGTCTATAGACAGCATGCGTTCCTGACCGCCACGCTGAGCTATAATCTTCAGCTTGTCGGGATGCTTCTTGTCGGCGTCTCTTAATGATTGGATATACTCTTGAGTATAAATAGGCTCTCCGTTATCCAATTTTAATCCTGAAAATACATCTTTCTGCATAAATATACATTTAATACTGCAAAAATATACAATTTTTCTTTGACTATTGCATATTTATTCATATATTTGCAAAATAAAAGGTATATTTATACGTTTTCGAGGTGGAGGGACCACATTCGGGATAACATTTTAAATCAACAAACAACATGACAAGAGAGGAACTCTTAGCATTAGTGAACAAGGAGGTTGATACCACCAAGTTCAAAGAACTTAGCCAAAAGACCATCGATGAGGAACTTGATGATGTTTTGGAAGATTTCGGTGATGACGAGGAAGCAAATTCCAAGTTGGTTACCAAGTTAGCAAACCGTATGAAGCGTATCAACGGCAACTTGCACAAGAATATCTCTGACGAGGTAAAGAAGAGCAAGGAGGAAGCTGAACGCAAGAAGAAGGAAGAGGAAGAGGAGCGTAAGCGCAAGGAGGCTAAAAAGGGTAACGATCCTGACGACAAATACTCCAAGCTGCTTGAGAAACTCGAAGCTCTCGAAAAGGCTAACGCAGAAAGAGACAAGAAGGCTGCAAGGAAGGCGACCATCGAGTCTGTAAAGGCAGGTTTGAAGGATAAGTTCGACAAGGCAAACCTTGAAATGAAGAACTACTTCCTCAATGCTGCAATCGCAAAGCTGGAGATTCCGGACGAAGATGTCGACATCGACGACCTGGTTTCTAAGGCTGAGAAAATCTACACCGCAGAGTACAAGGAGGCTACCGGTGAAAACGGTATTCCTGCAAAAGGCAGTCGAACGTCTAGCGGAGGCACGTCCACAGATGATGACAAGTTTATGGAAGAAGTGGCCGAGCGTCGAAAGAAGAGATTCGGCGGTGGAGACAAGAAGTAATTTCAGGATAACAATTTTAAAAAGGTAAAAAGATTATGGACAACACTTCTATTTCCTACATGGAACAGATGGGTACTCGTGGCATGCTGAACCACGGTGCGACCATCATTCAGACAGAAGGTAAGGTCGGCGGAACCCGATATGTGTTTGCCGGTCTTGAGGCGCTCATTAAGAATGCCTTCGTTCACCCACCTATTGGTGGTAAGCTCGTCAACCCATTCAAAGGTCAGGCTAAGATTTACGCCGGCGACTTGATCGAGCACGACCTTGGCTTTACAGCTGGCAACGAGGGTCCTGGTGCTACCATCAAGATTCTGAAGGCATACGGCGTGGCAAAGGCTACTACTGCGGCTACAGACACAGACATCTACATCGTTCGTAACGGATTCGTTCACATCCCGTTCCCTGGCGATACCATCATGGTCGGTCAGAAGGACTTCAAGACAAAGGCAAAGGGTGTGACCGTGACCGCCGTGGAGGCAACCACCGACACATCGGTAGGCGACGTATGGAAGCTGACCCTCTCGGAGGCGCTTGGCGCATTGAGCGCTGGCGACGTGCTGGTGGAGGCAGAGAAGGCAGGCGCGAGCGTGCTGCCAATGGTAACCAACCCTAACTGCTTTGCTCCGAGCGACAACGATTTCCCTTATTTCGATGCCGGCGGCGACAAGTATCACAAGCCTCGTACAAACGTCAACTTCTGTATGTTGAATCCAGACTGCGTTATGTGGCTTGACCGCATGGGTCCTGTTCCTCCTGCTGTTAAGGCGATGAACAAGTCACTCTACCCAGAGTTCTGGCACATTTAACCTATTGTATAACGTAAAAAGATTGATTCAGGATTATGGCAAAAATTGATATTGGTGTCGAGCAGCTCGCGAAGTTCTTCACTGGTAAGGGTAACAACACTTACCTTCAGAAGTTCGTCAATCGTGACGGCGTACTTCGCTGTAACAACGGCTGGTATCTGACACAGGGTGACATTGATCCAAATCTCACCCCTACATCTAACAATGGTGATGCAACATTCAAGGTTCGCACACGTACATTAAACCCTGCAACCTTGATGAACCTCCGTGCTCCTCTCGGCGAGGGCTATCAGAACGACCACGAGGGTATTGAGTGGTACACCGCTTCAATTCCAGACTTCGCTGCTGACGGCTTCCGTGAGACTGCGACAGAGCGTTACCACAAGATGAAGCTTCTCCAGGATGAGTTCGGCAACGACGCTGACCTGGTTGATGCTTACCTCGACAAGGTACAGGTATTGTACGACTCACTCGACATGACTATGACATACATGTCAGCCCAGTTGAGTTCGACAGGTTTCATCGACTACGACAAGATTGGTCGTGGTATCCAGGAGCCTCTGTATGACGCAAAGGTTCCAAAGAAGAACTTCAAAAAGGCGGGTACGCTTGCCTGGAACGATCCAAACTGCGACTTGCTTGAGCAGATGCGCAAGTTTGAGGAGGATTGGCGCAAGGAGAACATCGAGTACCGCAGTGTACCTCTCGTATGGCAGATGACCAAGAACGACTACAATAACGTATTCTTGAAGAACAAGCAGATTGCTGAGTTGTACAAGAGCTGGGCGAACGCTAACTTTGTGGCAGTTTTGCAAAACTACGGTCCAAACAACGCAATGTTCTTGAAGTCTGTTGTTGACCTCAACGGTCTTTCTCCTATCGAGATTGTTGATGAGGTTGAGCACAACAAGCGCTTCGATGGCACAGTTACAGAGATTCGTGGTTGGGCAGACGGAACAGTCGTTCTTCGCCCTGCTGGCAAGCCTTTGCGTTTCATGCGCAAGGAAATTCTCGATAAGCGAATTTTCGACACTCTCGGTAACAAGCTCGTGGATGTTGCTTGGGCACAGACCAACAACCGCCTCGGTTTGCTTCGTAACATGGTCACAGCGAACGGTATGTTCCAGGAGTTCAAGACAGACTTGTTCCTCGCTTCTGTTCCTGCCATGCTCGATTCTCCTTACCGTTGGATTATCGACATTACCAAGAAGGGTTAATTCTTTAACGTAACTAGATTGTATGACTATGGATTCGGAGATGAACATTTACACTGTGAACGACTACCTTATTAATAAGGTGAAGTTCGAGATGCCGATGAAGGCTCTGTTGGGCATCATGCACGACAGGGAGCTTGAAAATGGCATCGACCTCGAAGCCTGCGACAAGGACAAGGTGAGACTTGCCTATGCCGACATGCTGAAATGGTTTGTTCTTGGTCCGAGCAAGGTGAACAACACCTCCGATTCCGATAACGGATGGACTCATTCGGGAGGTGGCTATGATATGTCGGACAACGACAGGAGCGAGATGAAGGCAGAGGCTAACGCTATCTATGCAGAACTGGAGCCTGATTCGATGCTCAAGAAGAAGTCCACCTTCCGGGTGACCTCCCACGGAGTAAAGAGGGCGAATTATTCTCCTTGGGGAGAACCTCTCCCTCACATCATTAAATAAGGCGTATGGAAAAGGAAAACATCAGAAACCCAAGATACCCTCACATCATCAAGATCGTGAGGAAGGTCGTCGGAAAAGCCGACCCTGATGACCCGTTCGCCGATGATGATGCTCCAGTTGGTGAGGACAAGGAAATCATTCTCTACTATGGCGAAGGCCGCAGTTACACCGATACCACTACAGAGGGAGACAAGAACGTCGACCAGAACAAGAGGAAGGCATCGATTCCTGTCAGATATGACGAATGGGATGCTGACAGATGTCCTCTTGACGGCGACACCATCTACTCCACTGTCGGCAACAACACCGAAGTAGGTATGGTTAAGGACTGCGAACCGGATAATAACAGAACCGTCGTGTATTGGAACTTAACAAGGGTTTAGATTATGGCGAAATACTTTAGCGGAAAGCGTCTGTCTCTTGGAGCGCAGTTCGAGCATCAGATTAAGCCAAGGGTCGAAAAGCTGGCGTATGACAAGATGCTTGCGATTATGCAGGAACTTGCTCACAGAACCGTCAACTATTTCAAAGAGAATAGGACGTTCTACAATATCACCGGTAACGCATATACTTCGTTCTATGCAGCAGTGTATTACAAAGGCAAGCTCATTTACATGGTGCGTGCCTCGAAGGGTGAAAAAGCACCAACGCGAGTAACCCTGGCAGAAGGAGAGAAATACAATCTCCCGTTCTACTACGACGGAGGAGAGAACAAAGGCTACACCGGTTCAGTCGGTGGCGGTCACCAGTGGGGTCCAAACCTTATCTACGGACGTATCGGAAAGGTGAAATCTTCCGGGAAAGACTGGGCACTCGTTGCGATATGTCCTGTTGAATATGCAGTATTCGATAAGGAGAACCGCATTTTCGAGACAGTTTACAACACATACGAGTCTCTTCCAGATATGTTCGATGCCTGCGTAGTGTACGCCAATAGTTCAACTTTAAACAAACTGTAAGCTATGGTAGATATCAAGCAGATATATTTCGACTTAGGAAACGCCGTAAAGGGTATATGCGACAAGGTGTACCCCAGGAATCGTCCTAAGGCTGTGGATACCAAAATAGGTAGCTACATCGTCGTAAGTGCTCCGTACACAATCAGGAACAACGAGATGAACTACGATGGCTCCTACAACTACTATACTACCACTATCCAGATAGAGGTGTATGTAAGAGATAAGGCCTCCTCGGCGAATCCGAACGGTTTCAGTCCTTCGGAAATGGATAAGAAAGTCAAGGCTGTCCTCGAAAGATTTCCAATTTCAACAGACAACATCATCGTTACCAGACCTAACGTTGCTATCCAGGCTGACGACGGAGCCGGTTTTTCCGTGACGATCATACAGGGAAGGTTACGTACTAGATAAGTATTCAGGTATAACAATTTAAAATATTTTAGATTATGGCTATGACAACTATTGACAAGATGAAGGACATTTTCAATGGTCCTAAAACTCTGCTCTACTCAAAGGCTATTACCGATTTGAGCAAGGCTACAGTTGACATCACCCCAGAGGTCGAGCTTCCGGTTACCGTTGACTCGCTGAAGGCAACTATGGATGACCCAACCGTAAACCACTACAAGGTTATCGGTCTTGCAGGCGACTGGGCAACTACAGCAGAGCTCGGCGACTTCAACGTAGAGTTCGTTGTTCCTTCTAAGGCAAAGGACTTGCTGACAATTATGTTCGGTGAGGATGCTATCACAGAGCTGACCAAGGTCACCCTGAAGGGTACAGGTGACGCTACTCTCGACGCTACTACCGGCTTTACAGGTATCGCTGTTGAGCCTAAGAAGTTCAAGATCAAGGGTACTATCGTTATCGTTGACGACGAGAAGGAGAACCTCATGGTTATCACCAACATCGCTCTCTACGCTACATTGCAGTGGGATAACTCTGGTACTGAGCCTGTTGCGTTTAAGTTCTCAGGTTCTATCGAGGGTGCAGGTAAGCGTAGCATCGCTTGGCTCACTAAGGCTCCAGCTGCTGGTGAACCAGGCATTGGCGGTTAATCAAGTAAAGGCTTCTTTAGGTAATTAGATTCAGGATAACAAACCGTTGGGCGGCAGGCTAATCAACAGCCGTGCCGCCCTTCTTCATTTAATAGCATACAATCATGGCAGAAGAAAAGAAAATAGAGCAGCCTTCGGTGGACTTACAGGAGTTACTCGACAGCGTACTGCACGACGAGCCTACCGAGTTCGTGTTCCGTGGAAAGAAGCACAAGCTCGGCTGGCTTCGCAAGGGAACCATGAGCAGGTGTTCCCACATCAGGGCAAAGGAGAAGAACGAATGGAAGCGCAACGTCAAGATTTGCGTCTGCATCCTTCTCAACAACATCTGGAAGATTCGATTCCTGTATTGGATCTACTGGCGTTGGCTCTACTACATCAATGATGTGGACGTGGCCGAGGTGCTGAGAGTCCTCGATGTTTCTAAAAAAAAAATTCCATCGAACGCATTCTCACTGGCTACCATATTAGCGACCGGGATGACGGACGTGATGATGACGATGACGAGGAGCGAAGCAAAAGCTATCCAAGCAGAACAAGCTGGGGGGCAGCCTTCTCACTAGCGGAGAAGTTCGGCTTCCTCTTTCAGCGCAAGTACTTCATTGCAGCCTACGACTACTGGTGGGGATATTCATCGGCACAGATTGACCTCATGGTTGCAGACCAGCCTCTTGTCGTCTATCCAAAGACCAAGAAGGAAGGCGGTCCGAAGAAGCACACCAAGAAGGAGATGGATGACCTCTACGACAGGTGGATGGAGAAAAAGAAGAATGAGGGAAGCCTCATCGGCAAGAAGATTAGTCTTGCTGATTACTTAAACAATAAACTCTAATTTTAAAATATTCAGGATATGGCAGGTGGAAATATGGGAGACATCAGTTTCTCGCTCACTCTTAAATCGAGAATTGAAGAGGAAGCCAAAAAGATTACCAAAGAATTAAACAAGATTGATGCTACTGGTAAGCAGGCGCAGAATGCTTTGGAAGCAATATCCGAAGCAACAAAGGGTATTGGAGATAAGGGAGGCCGTGGTTTTGAAAAGCTAAACAACTTCGTTAAAGAATTACGTCGTAACATTGCCGTATTTTCAAGCGAAGATTTCTTTAGTCCGAAAAAACTCCAGCAGTTGGAGTCTGTCCAGGATGGGTTGTACAAAATAGGCAGCATACTCGGAGAGGTGTCTAAGAAAGGTGCTGGATTCAATATATTCCCTAACAGCGTTGCAACTGAGGCTAACAAGGCAGAAAGGGAGCTTTATAAGTTGTCTTCTTTTATTAACGAGATTAACAAGCGTCATGGTGAAGGAATACAGATACTTGGTGTTGATTCAACGAATAACATAAGACAATCGTTGGCAGAGTTGTCTAAATACAGGACTGAATTAGAACAGATTAGGAATAACGGAGGTATTCATCCTATCACAGGACTCACAGCATCTGATGTCGTAAAGAGTGCCGGATATCTCAATGCTATAGATGAAGCAAAGACTTATGCTAAAGTTGTAAAGAATGCTATCTTAGAAAGATACAAGACAGCACAAGATGCCGAGAAAAAGCGAAAGAAAGACGAGGCAGACGCAACACGTGAGGCAAAAGCAAATGAGAAGCAGCGTCAGAACGAGTTGAAGAACACCGAACGCCGATACGATTCTCTCGGCAACAAGGTTCGTCAGCTTCGTTCGGAATACAGCAGGGGTATCTCTATCGGTGCAGATGTAAGCAAGACGGAGGCTGAAATACATAGACTCATTTCTATAATGAGACAGCTGCAAAATATAAAAGACAGCCTTTCGTCTCCTATAGGATGGAAGGGTTATCTTGGCCAGCTTGGCAACATCGGTAGCGGTCATGATACTACATTAGCTTCTAGGGTTCTTCAAGATCAGAAAGCAGTAAACCAAGAGGTTCAGAAAGGTATCGAGCTTGAACAGAAGCGACAGCAGGAGATTGCTCAGTCTGCCGCAAAGGCACGAAACGATCTTGCAGCAGCATTCGCCGGAGCAAACGCTGAAGCGAAGAAGATGCAATCCATAGTCGGAGACATCAAGTCTCTCTTCTTACAGGGAGGTATTGTCTTTGGCGCACAGCAATTCTTTAATTCAATCGTACAGACCGGTGGTGAGATTGTTCAGCAGCATGTTGCGTTGCGTTCTATCCTTGGAGATGTGCAGAAGGCTGACGAATTATTCGCTCAGACTCAGCAGCTTGCGTTGCAGTCTCCATTCAAGTTTGGAGAGCTGAACCGAGATGTAAAACAGCTGGCTGCATTTGGAGTCGAGGCAAATGACTTGTATGATACCACAAAGCGACTTGCGGATATTGCATCTGGTCTTGGTGTAGACTTCGGACGATTGGGTTTGGCATTCGGCCAGGTAAAGGCTCGTTCTTGGCTCGATGGTAAGGAGTTGCGCCAGTTTGCTTACGCAGGACTTCCTCTCTTACAGAGAATTACGGAGCTTTACAATTCAGAAGGAAAGAACGGACGCAAGAATTATACCCAAGCAGACGTCAAGAAGATGATATCTGGAAGGCAGGTAAGCTTCGAGGATGTTCAGAAGGTACTGTGGAAAATGACTGATGAGGGTGGCCAGTTCTACAACATGCAGTTCGTTCTGTCCGAAACATTGCTTGGTCGATGGAATAAGCTCATTGATGCCTGGGACATTATGCTTGGAAAGTTCGCAGAAGGTAAGAGTGTTGTCGGAGGTACTTTCTCATTCCTTATTAATAGAACAACAGATTTGGTTTTGGCTTTGGATAAGGTCTCTAACGCAGCACTTGCATTCGGTGCTTTGTATGCTTTGCGTAAGGGTGCGACAGCCATTGCTTCAAGAATTGGTATAAGCAGTAACCTTGCAGCTTTGCAGGCTGAACAACAGGTAAAGCTAAGAACTTTCGCCGTAGAGCAGCAGCAAGCTCTCATTGAGGGTAAGATAACCCAGGAAAAAATGAGGCAGAATATTGCTGACTACCAGGGAATGCTGAATAGCAAGATTAATACCAGAAATGCTGTAGAGCAAGCTGCACTAGAGGGAAGACTTAGCGCGTTGAAGATGCAAAAAGCTTTCCGCGAGGGTCTAATATCCAAGGAGATGATCGAACAGCTTCGCCTTATGGGTATGATAAGCGCAAAGGAGTCCGAGCTTATAACTAAAGAAGGAACAAGGGCAAGAATGTCGCTTGCTGTTAACCAGGCAAAAGGAAAGCTTGGAGGATTCTTCTCAGGATGGAATATTGCAACACTTGGTATTACTATAGGAACAGCTCTGTATTCGGCATATAGTCAGTTCAAGGACAGCATCAAACAGGATACCGATAGGATAAACGAGACTGCGAAAACAACAGTAAAGACACTATCTGATACGTTATCGGAAGTTGGCAATAAAGGCACTGGCGAGACTCTTCAGCAACAGGTAGACAAGATGACTGATGTCCTTAAACAGAGCGGACTCTATACAGACTCCATTAAGGAACAGATAGATAGTACTGATGACCTCGGCAAGGAGTATGATATCTTAAAACAGAAAATCATTGACGCTAGGAATGAGAATAATTTCACTCCAAGCGAAGGAGAGAACTTCGCAAAGGCAAAGAAGGCTTCTGGTGCTGGATTCGCAGGTGGAGCAAGTTGGTTCGGTCAATGGACTGGTATCGGTCAAGACGATATTGACGAGAACATAAACGACGTTGCAGGGAACCTTGCTCAACTCCAGATGAAGATGGAGAAATTCGGTGATTCTACCAAGTCATCAATGGAAAAGGTTGCAAATTCTATCCTTGGTGCAAGGGCTGCTGGAATGACATTTGAGGAAAAAATAGCCGAGATATGCAGTTCGAGAGGTGTAAACGGATATTGGGAGACATTTGTCAAGAAGGTAAGTAACGGAAACAAAGATGTTGAAGATGATCTCCGTGGGTTAGAGGGCGACTTGGATGACTTTAGTGGAAACTTTGGTCAGATAGCTACCGACGATATTCCTAAATATCTCGAATATATGGCCAAGAGTAGGAATATGGACATGGTTGAGTTCTCAAGGTGGTGCAAACAGCACCCGGATAAGTTCAGGACCATGCTTGACCAAATGTTATCTGAGGCGAACAAGAAAGTTCCTGGTCTTGTAGCGAGACTTCAAAGCGTAGCTATGGCTATTTTGAACATAGGAAAAGCAAAGCCACAAGAAGGCAATACTGGTCCAAAAGTTTGGAAAAACCCTAACAAAGTAGGAACTATCGAAAGAAAAGTCTTCGGCAAGCTACAAAAGGCAGGAAAGCTTAAAGGAGGAACAGGTGGTTTCTGGCAGAAGGAAATGGCCGAGTATCTCCACAATCTGAATGGAGGAAATAGTAACGGATGGACTTCATTCGGAGAGACTGTAAGAAAGAGATATAAGGAGGTCCGTGACGAGAACGACAATGCAAAGAATGCAGGCGACAGACAACCATACGTAAGGGAGCAGCGAATGCTTGAAGCAATAGCGGCTCAGTCTGGAATAAGTCTTGATGTAGGCAAGAACAAGGTTACTGGTCACTTCGGGAAAGATAAAAACAAGAATGGTCGCGAAGAAGATAAACAGCTGAAGAATCTCCGTGAACGCATCGAATTATACAAGAAGATGTATGCCGAAATCAAGAAGTTCAAGGAACTCTACGGAGAGGGCGCGCTTGGACAACTTGCAAACGACGGAGAGTTTGAGGCTATCTTTGATGACAAGAAGAGGTTCCCTATCTCTGACTATACTAACTACGAGACTTCTATCAAGGAGCTCTTGCGGACTCTCCCTGCATCAACAAAGGACAGATTGGACTATGCTGCAAACGAGAAGGCTGGCATTCAAACTGAAAACCGAAAACTTCTCGAAGACCAGCGCAGAGACGAACTGGATGCACTCAACAGACAGCTTGATATTATCTCCGAACAATACGAGACGTATAAGAAAATATATGAGCTGACAGGAAACAAGAAGGGTTCAGAAAACATAGCTTTCGGAGGAACTGTTCAGTTTGATACATACAAGAGGTTCCTGGAGGAGCAGCTCGATATTGCGGTAAAGCACGACAACGTTCAGTCCGGCCTTAACTTGACCATGGACGAGGTTAAGGGAATGAGTCTTGAAAATGTTAAGGATAAGTATGGCGAGGAGACTCGTGTTTACGATATCCGCAAGAAGCTGGAAGATGAGAATAACAAGATCAAGAAGGAGACCATCGACCTGATGGCTAGTCTGATTGAAAAGAATGCAACCATCGCCCAGCAAATTGAGGATGAAAACCGAAAATACGAGAGACAGCTTGAACTCATCAATGGTATAGAAGACCCACAGATGAGAGACAGAGCCAAGGCCGGAGCCAAAAAGACTCACAGCGAGAACGTGGCAAAGCTTCAGTTCGAGCAGTTCAAGCAGGAATCTGATTGGGTTGCTATCTTCGATGACCTCGATAGGGTGTCCTCGGCAACAATCAACTCGATGATTGAAAAGATTGACCAGTTCTCCATGACTACCGGTCTGTCTGTAGAATCAATCAAGCAGTTGAGGGATGCATTGGATAAGCTCAGAAATGAGCAGATTAGCAGAAATCCGTTCCCCAGTGTATTCGGAGGAGTTAAGCGTGGCAATGCTATCGGAAAGTTCATAAATGAGCGTCTTGGCGGCATGGATGATACCGCGAAGATATTCGTCAGCAAGGAGGAGGCTTCGAGACTCGGAATCGCTGGCGGCGTAAGAACCAAGGCGAGCCTGAAGAACGATCAGCAGTCAGCATACGCAGACTCGTCTAAGGCCATCTCTGAACTTGCGACGAAGATGCAGGCGCTCAATACGGTTCTTGATCCGGTAATCAATCTGTTCAAGGCTATGGGTGAAGAGGATTCAATCCTTGGTCAGATTGTGGGTGGTGCATCAGGTGCATTCTCTTCGGCGGCAAGTACAGCTGGAGCTTTTGATACCCTCAGTAAAATGAAGGGTCTCGGATTCCTTGAAGGTGCTGGTCCATACGCAGCAGCCGCTTCCGCAGCGTTGAGTATTGGTGGTTCGCTCATTAAAGCTTTCGGTGCAGACTACAGCAGCTACAACAAAGCGAAGGCTGAGTACGACAACCTTACCTCAATATGGGATTCGCTCATCTCAAAGAAGACCGAGTACATGAACATCCACTGGGGTACTGAGGCTACAGAAGCATCCAAGGAAGCTCAGGAAATGCTTAAGGCAGAGATCGAGCAGACAAAGGTTATTGCTCAGAAGAGACTCAATTCTGGCGCTTCTGCCGGTTCCCACTCTATCAAATATAGAATGTGGAAGGGTTCGTATAAGTATAATGGACAGAACTGGCGCGATGTTGCCGGCGAAATCTCTTCAAAGTACGGAGTGCAGTTCAACGGCATGGAAGACATGCTTAATATGAACGCTGATACATTATCGAAAATCAAGAAGGATTACACCGGGCTGTGGGCAAACATGGATTCAGACTTCAGAGATTACCTGGAAAAGCTCATTCAGTATGGAGAGAAGGCTGACGATATGGTTGAGGCTATTACAGAGAAGCTTACCGGCAACAAGTTCTCCGACCTAGTGTCTTCCTGGGGTGACGCAATGTCAACTATGGCCAATGGGTATGAAGACTTGGTGGATGGCTTTGAAGGAAAATTAAAGAACGTCATCTTGAACTCCATGATTGAGAATATATATGGAGACAAGATTAAGGCTCTTTTGAAGAAGACTCAGGGATACGCAGAGAATGACGACAAGATCAAGGATTCCAACGGAAATGTCATTTCTGAATACACAGGAGCCGAGTATGCCGACGTAAATAAAAACACCGAGGAGCTATCAAAGCAAATCGAGGCAACGCGAGATTATCTCAAGAAGACTTACGGCTGGTCCGACAATAGCAGTTCTTCATCAAGAAACTCTGTGAAGGGAATAACAGAAGAAGAAGCAGATCTTGGTCTGTCGTATCTTAATGCTATTAGGTTGGATTGTTCTGTTATCCGCGCAGAACAGGCTAAGTACTATCCGGAGATAAGTGAGATTGCCAAGTCTCAGCTGACACAACTTCATGCGATTGCTCGAAATACGTTACGCAATGCGGATGCGGCCGAGAGGATTGAAAGTATATTCGTTGAGTATAACGACAACTTCAATAGAGTTCTTAACGGAACAAAATCATTGAAGATGAAGTAATAATCGGGGGCGCGGATCTATATCCGTGCCTCTTTTGAATATTTATGCATTTTTAATCGGATATTTCTTGCATATTTATGTATTATTTCGTATATTTGCAATTATAAAAAGTTGATTTTAGGTATGAAAGATTATTTCAGGATATACATGCAGAAGGAAGGCGATGGGAACGAGGTAAAGGACTCCATCGCCGACTTCGGTATGTACGTTAGTGAGAGTCCGTTCAAGCCTTGTGATTCTGTCAAGGAACCAGCGAAAAGGGAGTGGCACGATGAGCATGGTGATGACGAATATATCGGAAAGGATGGACTTTATATGGCAGCCTACGAAAATAAGGTTAAGTTTATGTTCCACGGTGAGGCTTTCGGCGCTAACGAGAAATGTAAGGCTTTTATTGATTACATCCGCAAGTCAGGCATGATGAAAATGTACTGCGACTTCAATAAGATTGGAAGGCAGCATGTGAGACTGAAGAGCATTGATCCGGACCTATACAGATATCCGGGCAGCGAGGACTTGCTTATTCTCTCTATAACTTTCAAGTTTAACGACCCTGTTACTGACATCAAGCCAATCATGGATGCACAGGGCGGGATTTCAAATTTAGGATAATACTGACACATGAGTACTTGGAATATTTATCATAAGGATGGCTCGAAGCTGACAGACGTTAACGGAGAGCAGATAACCGTTCATGGATTGGAATACTCCGATTCTTGGATGGGTGAGTGCTTCGTGACTATCAATTTCAAGCATGAAGTGCCTATCAACTTTCAGATAGGCGACTATATTGTCTATCGTGGCGAGCGGTTTGAGCTCAACTACGAGCCGGGCAAAGATAAGCAGGCAAGACCTGATACCTACGGTGAGGGCTTTGTATATGACAGTGTAAAGTTCAATGCATTGCAGGATGAGCTTTCTAGGGATGAGTTCCTCGATGTGGTATTGAATGACAACGAACTCCACTACACTGCCCTACCGAAATTCCCATTTTACGTACAGACTCTGGACGATTTGCTTGACAGGATTCAGGCGAACCTCGACGATCAGATTGGTAAGGGTCTTTGGAAGATTTACTCCAGGAACATGGAGCGTTCCGTGCAGCGTGGTGGCCAAAAAAGCGAGTGGATGTCAATGTACGGCGAAGGAACAAGCGATAACGTCATCGAATCGATGTCTATCACAGTGGATTCACAGACCTGTTGGCAGGCCCTTGCGCTCGTGAACGAGAAATGGGACATAAACTTCATCGTCAGAGGAAGAAACATCTATGTCGGTACTACCGGAATACAGGCCAATCATATCTTCAAGTACGGACTCGGCAGGGGACTTTACGAGATTGAACAGAATGCTGATTCCGACCAGAGTGTAGTTACAAGATTGAGAGCTTATGGCTCGGAGAAAAATCTTCCTTCTCATTACTATGCGGACCTCGGTGTCAAGTATTTGGCGAATATCACTAAAGTAGTTGAGGCCAGCACTAATGTTGAACTCGAACTGGATCTTGATTATATTGATTCATACTTCAAGACACCTAGGACATATACCGTTGCCGGAAATCCAGATGTACAGACGAATGGATGGGTAGTAAAAGCTACGTTTAATTTTCAGACCGTTATTACAGGCTATGTATCAAAAAAATCAGATTCCGGCAAGTGCAGGTTCTATTCAGAGTACAAGGGTGGGCAGAATGACAATGGAGATGAAGAGTCTCAGGGCAAGCTTGATGCATTCATCGCGCAGGTTAATGCTGGCAGTACAAAAATGTACTTCGTTTCCGGGATAAACAGCAAGACATTCCCTTCATCTATGAAGGAATATGCGGAGAATCTTCCAAACAACATGGCTGTAAACAGGCTTATGTTGCCAGGTTTTCCACATGTGTCTCTGAGTGACTTCTATGATTCGCTCACGGAAACAGATAAAAAGTATGTGAATCCTACCGGAAAGAAACATAAGTTCTCTACAGACCCTCATAGGCCATATATCGACTCAATTAATATCGACCAGATTGGACTCCGTTCGGCATCGCAGTTCTTTGAAACAGATGATAAGACAAATGGAATCATTGAGATCTACCCTACTATTGAAGAAATGGTTATCGGTGGTGTTCGTGTTGACGAGATTAACGAGGGGGTAGCGCCTGATGATGACGGTAGATTTGGCGATAACGAAACAGTAAAGAACGTAGATATTTATCTCAACAAAGCTATCGACTTCGATATAAACGACCTTAAGGACGATGATTTTTCCATCTCCATGAAGGACGGTATGTGTGGAGGACGTACATTCAAGGTAGCATCCTCAACCAAGGTTGACGGAAGATGGAGGCTTACTATTGAAAGAGTCAAGGATGATGCTCTTGAGCTTTGGTTTCCATACAGGGATTACCCTATCAGGAAGGGAGATCACTTCGTCCTTACCGGTATCACGCTTCCTGACTCGTATGTAAATGCTGCGTCACTGAAGCTTCTCAAATACGCAATAGCGTATCTTGATAAGAACGACTATACCAGATACGTCTACCAGCCAAAGGTTGATGAGCTTTTCATGGCAAGACAGCATGACCAGGCGAAAGAGGATACAACCGGGACTATCAAGAGCCTTCATGATACGCTCAAAGCCGGAGACTTGATGGAGTTTGAGGATACTGATCTTGGAATCGGGGGAACCATTTCCATCGATCAGCTTACGATCAAGGAAGAAGATGGCAAGATTCCTACCTACGAGATAACTCTTCGCGAGGATAAAGAGGTTGGAACTATCCAAAAGATTCAGCAGCAGATTTCGTCGCTCCAAAGCGGAAATGGAGGAACTGGTGCAGGCTTGACAACTACACAGGTCAAGAACCAGGTTGCGGCAGAGGGAAGTAAGCACTTTATTTCGAAGATAAATGATGATACCGCAAAGGGCACAATAACTTGGGAGAAGGTGCAGAAGCTGCTTAAAGGTTTGGATATTGGCGAAGGTAACGGAACATGGTCTGCTGATGGTACTCTGAGCCTCTTCCGTCTTCTTACTAACAACTTCTCTTCAGGTCCTTACGGTCAGGGTGCGCAGATAGATGAAAAGGGTGACATGGAGGTGAACAGCATCTATGCTCGTCAGTTTATTTCAGCACCTAAGTTCGCCTTCAATGAGATTTCCGTAACCAAAGCAGAGCAATGGAACACGAACGGATATGGTACTATCGAGAGCGTGGACGTGGAGAATCGTACTATCACCCTGCATCTTGAGGAGAATGATTATGGTTCTTTGCAGGTGGGCGACATTTGCCGTGGTCTCTATGCCGATATTGACAATGCGCATGGAGCAGACAAGATTGAGGAAGGAGCGTTGGACGATTGCAACTTTGTTCAGCATAAAGGCTTCTTCACTACCTATTTCTACGTGAGTCATATCATCACAAGCGAGAAGGGTAAATTCGTCTTCCAGTATGGCAAGAAGAGTCAGAACACTCCAGACCCTTGCGCCTATATGGACTTTGCGCAATACGGTAGCTTCACTGATGAAAAGCGACAGAGCAGCATGTATTTCTCGTCTCGCGGTAACAGCTTTATCGAGGTATTGGATGGAGTCAGCACATGGGAAGTGAAGTCACAGAACCGAGTCGCTAGATACGGCTGGCTGGGCGGTCTTGCTCTTGTCAAGAAGGATGGCTCTATCGTGCGACCTGAAGGCAACGGTATCTACGTTCAGGATAATATCTACTTCGGAGGTAACATCAATTATCTGCAAGGTCTTTCGGGACTGGATGACTTGCGTGAGGAGGCAAAGGCTTACGATGTAAGTCTGTCACAGTATCAGAGCGTCATCACGGTAGATGATATGGGCAACGTCATAAATGGTCTCTACACCGAGGATGAGGAGAAGACTACAAAACAGTACCGTATCTCTACTGCTGTATTCGTCCGCAAAGGAATGGATATATTGCTCGAAGAGGATGGTAATACTGAGGACGTGACAGCAGGTCATTATCGTGTACATGCCGTGAGCGAGAACTGCGAGGTGATGGTACAGAACTCTACCATCTTTGTAACCGCTATCCGCAATATCAAGGACGGAGTGGCTGGAACAAATGACGATGCTAACTTCGATTATGATGCAATGCGTAAGGCTACGGATGCCATGGTAACGATTGTGGTAGAGCTTGAAGGCAAGATCTCGAAGACGGTGCAGATGCCTATCCGCATTCAGCATGATACCCTGCCATTCATGGTGTGCGACCTGAGCAATGAGAGTGCATCGGTGGCATGGAATACCAAGACAGCTAAGTACATCGGCTTGCCTATCAAGACCAAGGTGTCACTTCTGTATCACAATGAGCCATGGGCGATTTCCTCGCTTAATATCTCTAATGTAGCTGGTTTAAAGACTTCGATGAGCATTGAAGGCAAGGCAAAGGTGCTTACCATTGATGCGGATAATCTTAATGCCGATACCCTCGCTCAGGTTACGAAGATGAACATCACGGTTGTGGGAAGATACGCAGGTGCTAACTACGAGTATACGAGAGAGCTTACAATCCTCAAATCGTCTGATACGGTCGTGTATGAGCTGATACCTTCTGCGGACAGTATCGTAGTTGATAAGGACGGAAACAAGACGGTCAATTCCGTGAGTTGTGATGTCTATGCCACATCATCCGATGACAAGCGATACAAGCTGACAGCCCTTCCTTCGGGAATGTCGCTGAAATACGGAAAGAGCGAGAATGCTACTATGGACTTGGTTCTTGGTGCTGGTGTTGATGTAACATCAGACGATAAGATGATTACTTTCGCTCTCTACGACAAGAGCAATCAGATGCTAGATAAGGAATCTGTTCCTGTGCTTGCATACGGTAAGGACGGTAAGGGTATCGAGTATATCTTTAAGTTGCAAAACTCAGCTCCTTCCAACCCTACTCCTAGCGGCTATGCTACAGACCCCGATTACCAGCGCACAGACCAGGAGTATATCCCTTACGGATGGACGGATGACCCTAGTGGTGTGGATGCTGTCAATCAATACGAATGGGTAAGCAAGCGAGTATCAACCAACGGTCGTTGGGGAGCGTTCTCTGAACCCGCAGAATATGCTCATTTCGGCAAGCATGCGCCTAAGGCAAAGTCTTCCGATGATATTGTCACGATTCCTACCGACAGTAATGGCAATGCTCTTCTGGCATTCAGCGAGGAAGTTGGCTTTAGTCTGCTCGTAGACGGACATGAGTGTAATATTTCATCAATCCAAAGGTACAGTTCTACGCTCAGTAATGTGTCCTGCTCTATCAGCGGCAATGTGGCTACAATAACGTGCGAGGAAGGTGCTGCCCTCGGTATTACCTCGCAGACCATTGTCTTCAAGGTGACGGGCACGCTTGACGGTTCAACCTATATAGACTATGTGACCGTGAAGGTAGTACCTAACGTGACGGGTTCGGACGGAGATGGATATGAGTATATCTACTATCTCTCTTCGTCAAGTTCTGCGTCTTCGATTCCAACACCAAGAAGACAAAATGGTATCCTGCAAGATAATTGGCAGGACGACCCGATGCCTCCTACTGTAGATAAGCAATACGTATATGTAGCATACAAGAAGGGAGTAGTGGGAAGTGATGGAACATTCAGTGCTCCAAAGCTCTTTAACCGCTTCCCTAAGAGTATCGCTAAGCAGGAAACGAAGTTCTATGCGCATAGCAGCTTGACTTCTGCGCCAAAAAATGATGTATTGTGGAACTCAGGCAGTACGTCAATGCCGACGGATTTCAGCGACGCATACCCTTGGCTGTGGAAGATTATCAGAACAACCTATACTGATGGTACTACGGACGATGTGGTTTCCTGCGAGGGTTATAAGGCGAAGGATGGTATAGGCATTACAAGTGTAAACACATGGTATGGCTTGTCAAAATCCATGACTTCGCAGCCTAGCAGCTTCACTTATAATACCCTGTCTAAGGTCGTAATTGAGACACATGCAAATGATTACGTATGGAGCGCAGACAAGGTTGTCTACACCAACGGTTCTGAAGCCTTCACTGGCATTTACTGCATTGGCAAGTGCTCCGACCTTGCATCGGTAACAGAGCAATATGGTACATCGGCATCCGACAAAAATAAGCCTACTTCATGGGACGATGCCTATCCTACTGATGCCTCTAAGGGAACGTACATCTGGAGTCGTGATAAGATAGTATGGAAAGACAATAGTACTACCTATTCCGATGCGCAGCTTATCGGCTATATCGCTACCGATGGCAAGCATGCGCCTAAAGCTTCATCTACGGACGATATTGTTACGATACCTACTGACAGTAATGGCAAGGCACTGGCAGCGTTCAGTGAGGATATTCATTTTAGCCTTCGTGTAGACGGAAGGGACTGTAATGTAAGTCAAGTTGTTAGAGACAGGGCAAATACTACTAATGTGTCTTATTCCATAAGTGGTAATACGGCTTCTATATCGTGTGCAAAAGGTGCGAGACTCGGCATGGTTGCACAGACTATAGTTTTCAAAGTGACAGGCACACTTGATGGTTTCAGCTATATAGACTATGTGACCGTGAAGATAGTGCCAAACGTGACTGGTGCAGATGGTGACGGATATGAGTATATCTATTATCAGTCTAATTATCTAAATAATGATTTCTCTGCACCTAAGCGAACAAACGGAAAACTTACTGATGGATGGCAGGATGACATGATGGCTCCAACAAAGGATAAAAGATATGTTTTCGTGGCTTATAAGCGGGGAGAACTTGGCAGTGATGGTGAGTTCTCGATGCCAGAGCTTTTCAATCGTTATCCTAGAAGTATCATCAGTCAGGAAACGAAGTTTATTGCATGGCATTCTCTGACGGATGCTCCTGATGCTAACGAAATATGGTATCACGGAAGTACGGATATGCCGAAAGATTTCAGTGACGACAAGCCTTGGCTGTGGAAGGTGGTCCGAACAAACTATACTGAGGGTGACCCTGAATATACGGTATCCTGCGAGGGGTATAAGGCTAAGGATGGCGATGGTCTCATCGTAGGCTATCAGTCTTCAGCTTCAGAACCATCAGGTCATCCTACTCCGAAAACGCTTGCCGACTATGATAAAGCGCAGGATGATATTGGCAACGGCTGGGCAAAGACGGCTCCAGCTACGGGGGGTAAGAGTATCGTGCTGGGTGGTAAGATTACAACAGATGAGATTAGTGACCGGTACAACAGCAGTACTAACGCATGGGGAACAGAAGAAAGTGAAATTCTGTTGGATGGTATCAAGCAGAAGAAAACTTTCTATAAGACTCCTTCCTCTCTTGGCAACAACGGCAAGTGCATACGCCGTATTAAAGTTGTTAACCATTTCCGAGATAGCTATCTCAGAGTGATGATGAAGTCTTACTCTGAAGCTAACTACGACCTGGTATGTATCTCCCGTCTCTATCTGCCGTCTGAGGTCATCAATAGCGATGGTAATCAGATAAAGGAAGATAGCGAATATCTCAACAAATCGAAGTATGCCTATGAAGTAAGCGGCGATGGTCAGAGTCTTGTTGCTGAATTATCTATGCCTGATGCAGGAGAATATTATTTCTTTATCGGATATTTCAAGGATGGCAGCAACGATAGCTACGGCGACTATGGTCTCTTTGCCTGGCAAGCAATGATAGCTCTTACTGAGAGCTTATGGCGTACCGACGGAACCGTAGATGATGCCAGCAACATAACCTGGAGCAAGGCGATGCCGATGCAGGCTGAAGCCATCGTTATGGAGCGCGCCTATATCGCTACCACTAACGATACGAAGGCGCCAGCTAAGCCTTACCGTACTAATGGTATTCTACAGGGGGGATGGACGGCAAAACGGCTAGCAGTATCGTCTACAAACAGGTTCATTTGGGAGTCTGTTCGTACAGGAAAACATGGTACTGACTCTGTTCAGGACGATTGGAGTCAGCCTGTTGTGGTAGCCAACTTTGCTGAAGCCGGAAAGATGGGCAAGAACGGCTGCATCGTCCGTAATTCAGAAGGATGGAAGAGTGGCGCAACGTATCATAATGATTCTGCCCTGACCAAGGAACAGAAGTATATCGACCTGATATATATCGAGGATAACAATGCTAACGATGGTTGGTCTATCTATCAATGCAACGTTACGCATACGGCTACGGGCAGTTCATTCGACCCATCAGCAGTTGACTCTGACAAAAATAAGTTATGGACGAAACTGAGTGATGCTGGTCCGATGTATTCTCCTCTTATCGTGGCAAAGAATGCGGTTCTGAAGTTCGCCCAGGGTCAGCAGTTTAACCTGATGGAGGGTAACAATATCTTTGGCTCGTTCCGATGGGTGAAGGATGATGCGGATTATGCGTTCTGGATAGGCGGTACTGAAGGCAGCACTGCTACTACTTCCATCACCAAGGGCGGCAAGCTGAAGACGACCAATGCGGATATTACGGGTAAGATTACGGCTACGAGCGGACAGATTGGCGGCTTTAAACTGGAAGATAATAATCTTGTCTGTAGCAATGCACGATTAGTTATTGGAAAGGAAGGCAACAACTTTACCCGCATGGTGGTTCTAGATGCAAAGAGTTTTACCTATGCCAGTTATAACTTTGCTCTATCTGTTGTAAATTATGGTATTGTTACTCAAAGTTCTGCAACTCAGGCAGGAATCCACATTAACGTTGGTGCTTCCAATGCTAGTGCTCAATACCCTGGCATTGTAATGGAAAATGGTACATTCGTTGGTTTCCGTGTTCCTATTGTCCCACTTAGTTACAGTTTGGATTTGCGCAATAATGCTTCAATTTATGCGTCAGGAATGTGTATCCGCTGCAACAATTCATCTAGCATCACGATAACTTTGCCAACTTCTGCAACAGGTGCTAAAACAGGAGATGTCTTTACAGTTATAAGAGCTGGAACTGGCGATGTTACAATAAAAGCACCTGCGGGAGTTAGTTATCGTACTTCGAGCGGTAAAACAGGAGAATTTACAAGTACAAAAAAAAATGAGCAAATACATCTCATATTTGATGGGGATACGTGGTTTTCCGAATGTAGCGCTGGTTAATGGAATAAAAAAAAGGTTATATAATAAAAAGCAAAGAGTATGAAAGTTAAGTTAGAATATCTAGAAGTATTCGTGACACTCGACAAGAGCCAGTGTCAGGTAGTGAACGCACGCAAGCAGATTGCGAACATCATCTATTCGCAGGGTGCAGGTCTTGGATTGGCAGGACAGGCTCTTGCCGTCAAGATGTGGAACGGAAGTGATGAAACCGACTACTCGCAGGAAGAGCTCGACATCATTAAGGGGCTGGTGGAGAAAACCACCGCTCCTTGTTTCATCGAAGCAGTCAGCAAGGCAATCAATGAATCTTTAAATCAATAATTTTATGGCAACAGAAACAAAAATAAATGACATAGCCAGTCAGTTGAGCACCGCTTCACGCCTAGTGGTGAGCACCGACTTCTTTTGGGTCTACACAGCTAGCGGCTTGCAGGTCAAGATTCCTGCCGAGTTTGTTAGGGCTTATCTCAGCGAAGGCATTAAGCCTACCATCAACAGCGATGGAAACTGGGTAATAGGTGGAGAATCTACAGGCGTGAAAGCCGAGGGTGTGACACCTAAGTTCCGAGGTGGAAATGAGGGTATTGAAGTGAGCTATGATAACGGCTCTACATGGAGTATGCTTGCACTCTATACTTCGATGAGTCCTGTTATCTCAGACCTCATAGAAGCGTATGAAAACATCGTCAATTCCGAGCAGGATAGAGTGACTGCTGAGAACGGTCGTGTAACTGCGGAAAACAGTCGTGTTAAGGCTGAAACATCAAGGGTAGAAGCGGAAAAGGCTCGTGTGGCAGCAGAGACTCAGCGTGAATCAGATTTTGCAACATCAAAGGCGGCTGCTGACAAAGCAACAGAGGATGCTAACGGTGTAGCGCAGCACCCTCCTTACGTAGACGCAGACGGATACTTCTATAGATGGGATACAACCACTAAGGCTTATAGCAAGACAGACGTGAACCTTACAGGTAAGGCTTTCCAAATCAAGAAGGTATTCGCTTCCGTATCAGCGATGAATGCTACGGACGTAAACACTTTCGCTGAGAATGATTTTATCCTCATCAATACCGCTAATGTGGAGGATGAAGATAACGCCAAGCTCTATGTTGTCGCTCTGAACGAACGAGGGCAGAAGTTCTACTCCTATCTTGTTGATATGAGCGGTTTCCGAGGATTTACGGGCAAGACCCCTCAGTTCCTCATCGGCAATGTGACTACCCTAGCCGAGGATGCGAATGCCACCGCTTCCGTATCGGCTTCGGGCACAGATACAAACGGAAACCCTGTCTACAAGTTGAACCTCGGTATTCCAAAGGGAATCCGTCTCCGCTTTGCCGACCTTACGGATAGTGACAAGGCAGAGCTGATGAAGCCTGCAACCGATGCTGCTGCGGAATCCAGAACACAGACCGAAGCATGCAAGACCGCAACCGATAACGCCAATGCCGCAACTGAGAATGCGAATACTGCAACCGAGAATGCGAACACCGCAACGACAAAAGCCAACAATGCGGCTGATAAGGCTAATAAATCCGCAGCCAATGCCGATATAAAGGCAAAATCTGCGGAGGTTGCAGCGCAGAATGCCAATGAAGCAGCTGACAGAGTAGATGCATCCATAACGGACATTACGGAGCAGAAGCAAGCAGCTATTGATGCCGCAAACAGTGCGAAAAAAGCTGCCGATAACGCTAACAGTGAAGCAAGAAAAGCTAGCGAGACGAACACCTCTATTACCAATGCCGAGACATTGAGAGTTAAGGCAGAGGAAGGTCGTGTCGCTGCGGAATCAAAGCGAGAGACTGATTTTACAACATCTAAGCAGGCAGCCCTTGATGCCGCAGATAATGCCAACGATACAGCCAATCATCCTACGTATGTCGGGGAAGATAACTATGTGTACGCATGGGATAAGGACTCGCAATCTTACGTAAAGAGCAATATCTATGTAAAGGGCGAAAAAGGTGATAAAGGCGATAAGGGAGAGCAAGGTATCCAAGGCGAACAGGGTATTCAAGGCGAACAGGGTATTCAAGGTGAGCAGGGTATTCAGGGTCTCCAAGGTGTAAAGGGTGATAAGGGCGAAAACGGAAAATCCCCTTACGTAAAGAACGGAAACTGGTGGATATATGATGACGCACAGGGCGAGTTTATTGACAGCGGTGTGTCCGTCTCTTCTTCCTATCAGCTTACAAAGGAGAAGGTAGAAAATGTGCTTACTGGTGACATCACGTCACACACTCACAGCAAGTATGCGCTGGGAACATCGCTTACGGAAGAAATGCAGCGTGCGACCGCCAAGGAAGCATCTTTGCAAGCCACCATTGACATCATCAACGGTGCATCAACAGTTGATGGCTCTTTCCGCAAGGCTATAGCTGACCTCATCGGTGGCGCGCCTGAATCCCTTGATACACTGAAGGAGATTGCCGACAAGTTAGCAAAGGATGATGATCTTCACAATGTAATCGAGGAAGCCATCGCTCAGAAAGCTGATAAGTCAACTACGCTCGGAGGATACGGAATAACCGATACCTATACCAAGGAGGAGGTTGCAACTATCCTCGCAGCGTATCTTACTAGTGAGGTTGCGAGAAAGACCTATCAACCGATAGGAAATTATCTTACCTCACATCAGTCGCTTGACGGATACGTGAATGCTATAAACGTAAGCGGTTCGGGCAATGCGGTGACATCAATCACAAAGAGCGGAAAGACGTTAGCTATTGTAAAAGGTGCAACATTCCTCACCTCTCACCAAAGTTTGGCAGGATATGCAACTGAGTCATGGGTCAAGGGGTTGAAGTACATCACCGATGCTGATGCAGCAGCCAAGTATCAGCCTAAGGGTAACTATCTCACCTCGCACCAGTCATTAGTAGAGTATGCGAAGAAAACAGATTTGCCAACTAAGGTAAGTCAGTTAACTAACGACGCTAATTATCTTACCTCTCATCAGTCTCTTGATGGATACGTGAATGCAGTCACTACAACAGGAACAGGAAATGCTGTGACAGGTATTACCAAGTCTGGGAAGACAGTAATAGCAACTAAAGGTGGAACCTTCTTAACCTCACATCAAGATATTAGCGGAAAGAGTGATAAATCTCACACTCACAGTGTTAAGATTAATGGTGTGACTAAGACGATTGCTGCCACTGGTGGCACACCTGTGGATTTGGGTAACTATCTCACGACTCATCAGAGTCTCGAAGGTTACGCCAAGACTTCGCAAATACCAACTAAGGTATCACAGCTCACTAACGACAGCGGATTCCTCACCTCTCACCAAAGTTTGACAGGATATGCTACTGAGACTTGGGTAAAGGGTTTGAAGTACGTCACCGATGCAGATGTGGCAGCTAAGTATCAGCCTAAAGGTAACTATCTCACTTCGCATCAGAGTCTGGCAGCATATATTAAAACTGTCGATGCCGACAAAAAGTATCTCGGCAAGACGGAGAAGGCTGCGAGCGCATCGACTGCGGATAATGCTTCCAGAGTTAATGGTCATACCGTCAATGCAAATGTGCCATCGAATGCGAAATTTACTGATACGGAATATGTAATTCCTACACTCTCATCTGCTCCTACATCGAGCACGCTTACCTTCAGTGATAACGGAACGACACGCTCATTCAAGGTAGGATATATGTGCCGAGTAGCGGACAGCTCTGCCGAGCATGGATATAAGTTCTATCAGCTGTACAACATTTCAGGCAATAATGCTGTATGGGGAGAGATTAGCGGAGGCGATTACTATGAGACCGTGACGGTGACGCTCAAAAGTACAGTATCATCGTCAGATAGCAAGCTGAACGGTGCTGTTGTGACCGTTAAGAACACGATGAGTGGAGAGACACAGACGCAGACCTGGAAGGGAACACCGCTTGTGTTCAAGATTCCTTCGGTTAATACGTATACAGTAAGTGTAAGTATCATAAGTGAATATGCTACACCTGAAAGTCAGTCTTACACAGCAGGTATTAGTACAAGTAGAAATGTAATAATGACTTATATTAAGTTACCGCTTGGTATATATATATATGATAAATATGGGAGTTTTACTCTCCCTGAGAACTGGAGCGCTGTGAACAACAGTATGGCAGTTGGTGTATATGTTGGAACTGAGAATAGCAAATTTGTGATGGCTCCAACCTCCACTACCATGAGTTCAATATGGAGTGAAAGTAACAAAGCAATATCTGGAGTCGTGATTTCTGATAAAGAATCTGTTGCAAAGCAGGATTACAATGGAGAAGCAAATACTGACAAAATTATTGCGCAACTCGGTACAGGTCAAGCTCCTGCCGCAGAATACTGCCGTAACTATACCTTCAAGAACGGAAAGAAAGGATACTTATGGTCGTTGGGTGAATCACAGGATGCCATCAAAAATAAATCATTGATAGATGAAGCAATGAGCGCAATTGGAGGAGTGGTTCTAAAATACGATTATTGGACTTCCACTCTGGCAACCAGCATCAATGTATGGATACAGCATTGGGGATCTGATTGGGTGAGCTTCGAATCCAAAAGCAACGAAAGATTTATTCGTCCCGTGTGCTCTATATTATAGTACTTTATTCCTTTACCCCTTTCTGCAGGCAAGCAGGAAGGGGCGTGCAAGGGAAATATAATTATTGTTAGAATTATGGTAAAAACGTTTGGAGAATCAGCCGATTTTACGGCTTTTAAGGTTGTGGATGGAGACATCTACAGAGTGGCATGGGCTAAGATCATGCAGGTTGATAAAACAGAGGATGGGCAGGAAAAGGAGTCCTCGCTCTGTGATTACATGCTTGAGCGGTATGACTACAAGCCTAGCATGGATTTGGTGTTGAACGACATCTTGGCGAGTGGCGAACAAGCGAGCATGGAAGAGATTAGAGAGATTAGTGAGGGTCTTGGCGCAGAACCTTTGGAGTATATGCGCAAGGCGATGCTTGCCTACATCGAAAAGTACGATGCTTCTTCGTCTGTCAATTCCTTCCTGCTGAACGGAATGCAGGTATGGCTCGACAAGGCTACAAGAGTAGGACTGATGAACTCTACTACCATCGCCAAGAGCATGGGGCAACAGAAGACAACACTCTGGCTAGGAAGCTATCAGCTTGAAGTAGACTGTGACAAGGCTATACAGTTGCTCTCAGCCCTCGAAATGTATGCGCTGCAGTGCTTTAACGTGACGGCAGCGCACAAGAAGGCAGTGAGCGAGCTGGATAACATTGAGGGTGTCCTGACCTACGATTATAAGTCAGGCTATCCTAAGAAACTGAAGATGGAGGTGTAGGCTTATGTGGTATCTTGCATTTATCTCATTCCTCTTGCTTGGAGGATATTTGCTGTTGATGGCTCTTCGTTTCGGCATTCCTAATATGGTGAGCGATACCTATTATCAGTTGCAGCCTACTACGGGCAGCGAAATCGCTCCCTTTAAGCAGCCCCGCAACATGGGCTGGATATTCTCACTCATCATGGTTGCTGTAGCCTTCCTTATGCTCATCTCTCTGCTCGATACAGGCAGGGGCATTCAGTTCCTTGCCTTCCTTGGCTGTGCAGGCTTGTGCTTCGTAGGCTTTGCCCCGAACTATTGCGACCGTGATGCCTATTCTGTGCATAAGACAGCAGCCATCGTGGCAGCGGCAGGTTGTGTAGGCTGGTGCTTGTCGGTGTGCTGGTGGATAACGTTCGTGATAGCCTTGGTATACACCATCTACATTGTTGCCATTGATTTCTTCAAGGTGGCAAACGGTATCTGGTATATTAGTAAGGACGTAAAATTCCATCCTTGGTATTGGTTAGAGATAGCAGGGTTCGCAGATGTGTTCCTCACGTATTTATTTGTAGAATTATTCATTATCTAGTATGAAGATTATCAAGAATAAAATTATTCCCCCTAGAGGTTTTACTTATGTGAACCTCTTCGGGGTTCTCTTCACAAGAAGAGACAAGCCAATCAGTGATAAGACTCTTAATCATGAAATGATACACACAGAGCAGATGAAGGAAATGCTCTACGTATTTTTCTACTTGTGGTATATTGTTGAATGGCTTGTCAGGCTTATCATCCTCAGAGACAGTCATAAGGCTTATCGTGCAATTTCCTTTGAGCAGGAGGCTTATGCCAATCAGGAAAACCTCACGTATCTTGAGGGCAGGAAGCGTTACCATTGGCTTTCGTATATATTCTAAAAGATAAGGCGGTTTACAACATAGTGACCGCCTTTCTTTTTGCTAGCAGAACTTTCAGATTGTTACTTTTTATAAAGTTTAACACAAAAATATTCGCAAAAATATCAACTTTGCAAGAAAAAACGTAATTTTGTAGCATTAAACTTATAAATCAACAAAACGATAAATTAAAATCAACGAATTATGACTAAAGAGGAAGAAGATGAAGTCCATCGGTTAGTTCAATCAGTCGGTGTTGTACAGTTGTCAAGAGTAATGTTTAAGGACATGGACGTTAGCGAAATGATAAACGTCATTATCCTTGCAGGTAGAGGCTACAGCATAAAGCTACTCACTTGGTTTAAGTATTATTGTGAAGTGATGCCTCTGTTTATCATGCTTTTTCATATTGCATGCATGGTAACATTTGCGTCTCATGAAAAAGAAATGTGCGTATGGTTTAAGGAGAATTGGGTATCGGCAGCATTTATCTATTTTTCCGTTTACATCCATCCGCTTGTACTTATAATTGCGAGCAGATTCTTTTGGCTCTGCTACAGATGGCGTATTCCGATGATAATCTACCTATTTGGGATAAATGCTATTCATATCGTATACTGGAATGTTTTTACCACCAACGAAATGGTGGAAGCTAATGTTGTAATACTTGTAATGACCATTATATTTTATGTATATGGTTTTGCCGATAAGTATTTCTCAGGCAAGGGCTGTCAAAGTTTAATCTCTAGATTATAATGATATGGGAAAGTTATTTGGTTATCACACCTTGGGAGTGTTATTAAAATCGTTATCGGATTCTTGTTTTCGAGCAGACGAGCAAGAGAAGAGAGGGGAGAAGGTAACTGCTTGCGGAATGAGTAGCGATGAGATAGAAGACCTTTGTGAGAACTATCTGCCGTATGCTCTCAACCCGATGCTATCTACCGAGGAGGTTAAGGAAAAGCTTCACATTTCTGATGCAACATTGAATCGAATGGTTGCTAGGGGCGACATTCCGAACGGAGAATGCAAGAAACGTGGGCACACTAGGTATTGGAAGAAGTGGGACATACTACACTTCATTAAGAGTAAGAGAGACAAGTGACTGCCTCTCTTTTTTTTGTTATTTATGATATTACCTTCTATCACCTTAAATCACTGATAATCAACCACTAAAAGAAAGTGTGATAGAGTTATATTTGCTCTCCCCTATTCTTTGTACCTTTGCATCCGTAATCGATTACATAGTGTTAGTTAATATTAAGGATTTCAAAAGATTGTATTATGGAAATGACAGATGCAAAAGTAGTAGAGAAGAAAATCTACGAAGATGGTAAGAAGGAGTATGCCAGCAAGGGTTTGGCAGGAACAGCCCTCGGAATTGGCATCGGTGGCTTGGCTTTAGCTTTGCTGAACGGCAATGGTCGTGGTGTATTTGGTTCACTCGGCGGCAGCAATATGCCTGAGAACGTGAATATCAACACTTACGGAGCTAACTCAAGCTCAAATCAGCCAACCGCATTGCAGGTAATGGAGAAGGAATGTGCTGATGAGGTGAAGTTGCTTACCGATATGTTCGGTTTGAAGCTCGACACCGCTAACAAGTTCTACGCTATGCGAGAGACAGACATCGCTGAGAAGTTCTCTATGTATAAGGGTGCTAACGATGCTATCAACGCCGAGAACCGCCGTGCAATGCAGGCTGAGTTCGGTCTTTACAAGTCTCAGGTTGATGCTGATTTCGGCTTGTACAAGAATCAGAGAGACCAGTACGATGCGTTGCAAGCAAAGTATAATGACCTCGACAAGAAGGTAGCCGTGATGGAAGCCCTCACTCCTTACAAGGAGAAGCTTATGATGGCTTACGTTAACGAGAAGTGCTGCCGCAAGATTGATGGTGTCCTCGGACTCCAGAGTACTCCTACTGTTACAGTTCTCCCATCTGCAAGCATTTGCGGATGTGCTGCAACATCAACTCCCACTACAGGAGCGTAACAGGGCAAGAAAGTCTGTAAAAAGGACTAAAAAGAAATGAGTTGGTGAGGGGTGTTTGCCCTCGTGGTGGATGCCCTCTCACCTCTCTATAATATATCACCAACTTAAAGATATTGATTATGATGAATTTTGGAAACAGCCCTTTGCTTGATATGGGCACAAGTCAGCAGCAGCCGCCAACGATGGATGCTGAGCTACAGAAGATGTACGAAGCAATACAACAGAAGCGAGCATCTATCAATATGCAAGCGCAGCAGTCTTCCACCCCACTTTGGGATGAGATTGACAAGATTGAGGACAATCTTACAGGGGCGCAAAGGCAGTATTTGATGCAGAATCAAGAGTACGTCAATAGCTTGCAATATGTATCTAAGCTAGTGCAAGACGAGGAATTGCGCATCATACGCCCTCGTATCGAAAGCACTCAGCAAGGACAGGAGGCATTAAAGAAACACTTGTCTTTGATGCAACGATTGAGAAAAGAAGTAGCGCAAGCAGAAGAACAGAAAACTGCTATGCTCAACGACTACATGACAAATCATAGTGATAAGACTTGGCAAGAATATCTCGTTTGGTACAACAAAACAAAGAAAGGAGAAACTAAGAAATGAACGTAACAGAATTGAAAGAAAAGCTGCTTACATCGCTTGACTTGTGGGCAGACGCAAGAATAAGTGATATGGTGAAGGAAAACCCAGCACTGGCTATTCCTTCCGTGTACATGAAGCGAGCTTCACACAACATCATCGCAAAGCACAAGGATAGTTGGGGCAAGAGCATTGACAACGCTACCCTATTCATCGCCGATGAAGACGGAAACATTGATGCTGATACCATATTCTCAGACCTCATGCAGATGTTGGAGAATATAAGCAACTATGAGTTTGATTTCGGATTCATTAAAGGTCGCATTGATGGCGGTGCTATCGCAATCGACTTGCCCGACAATATTGTAACAACAATCTTGTTCGGCAGCAAGAAGAGTATCAGCTTCACCAAGGATGACTTTGAAGAATTGAGAAGTCTGGTAACAGCAGAATAATAATCATAAAAATAAAAAGATATGGAAGCAAAAGACATTATGAGTAAGTTTGATGAGCTGTATGGGATGATGGCTTCATCAACCAACGTGAAGTATATGCACGTATTCGGCAATACAATGCGCTGCATGATGAAGGATATGGCAGCAAAGCACCCAGAGTTGGCACAGGAATATTTAGAGAAGTTGTGCGCTATCAAGTGGAAGAACTATCTCACCAAGAAGGAGGCATCTGATATTGTAAACGGTATGAATCCGCCTGCAACTTGGGATATGCAGACATGGCTCAATGCTATGACCGGTCTCGGACTTGCAACAGAGGAGAAACCTTATTACAACGACTACGCTTTGTACGTTGCCATGAACCAGGTCGTAAGCGATCACGGATGCACCATCGCAAAGATACTCGGCAAGGAAGACGTGAAGGATATTGGTACTGAGCATCTGGTTAAGTACGCCCACAGCCTTGCACTCGACTTGTTGAAAGATAAGGATGGCGTGTACGATATCAGAGAGTATTTTCTGAAGTAGCATCAAAAATATACGATTATGAAAAAGGTATTCGAAGACATTATAGCTAGCAATGACATACAGGCTATCAAGAACTGTGTCACAATAATGGCAGATTGTTGCGAAGTGGGAATGAATGACAGCGTAATGCTTGATATGATGAAGCAGGTCAAGGGGGAAATTGGCGCATGTCATTATGACGAAGAAATGGCAGATATGCATCTTTGTCTCATTAATCAGCTACACGCAAAAGACATTGCTAAAGATTATTGGCACGAAGTCAAGAACGACAACATCAATCTCGAAGACTGGTGCGTTCTTTGGGGCGAAATGGTTAAACGCAATGACGCAAAGATTAAGAAATGGTTTCCGAAAATCAATGCGCTCGACTACGAACGTAAGATTTTCGACGAATGTGTTTCTTTCCTGGAAAACGGAGGAATGCCATATTATGATCTGAATATCTGATTTTTTCGTTATTCTGAATGAAGTTTCGGTTTTTTTTGCTATCTTTGCATCAAAAGACCGAAACTTTATTTTTATTAATTATTCAGGATAACAGATTATGACAGATTTATTAGATTCATCACAGATTCGGCAGATAGGTGTTACTATATTTTCAGCTATACTTGCCTTTGCAACGCCAACAGAGGGCTTCATTTTGGCGTTGATTATTGCCTTTGGCTTCAATATCTTCTGTGGTATGAGAGCTGACGGCGTGAGTGTTGTACGGTGCAAGAACTTTTCTGTATCGAAGTTCAAGAACGCAATTTTGGAAATGTTGCTTTATGTAGCTATCGTCTATGTGATATACGGCATCATGTTAGGTTGTAATGATGGCACGGAAGCTCTATTTGCAATTAAGATGCTTACGTATATATTCTGCTATGTGTACGTCTGCAATGCGTTTAAAAATCTCATTAAGGCGTACCCTAAGAATATCTCTTTCAGGGTTATTTATTACATTCTGAGGTTTGAGTTCGCAAAGGCGCTGCCTAGCTACTGGAAGCCGATTATTGACAGACTCAACAATGAGTTTGATAAAAAAGAGGAGGAAAACAAAAATGGCAAGCAGTAAGATTTTGGAGCCTTTCATTCTCAAGTGGGAAGGTGGCTTCGTTTATGATAAGGATGATTTAGGTGGAGCTACTAATATGGGCGTGACTCTCGCTACATACCGCTCAGTATTCGGCAGCAAGAAGACGGTTAACGATTTAAAGCGTATGACCAGGGCGCAATGGGGTGTAATCTTCAAGAAGTTCTACTGGGATAAGTGGAAGGCTGACGACATCAAGGACCAGAATGTAGCCAATATCCTGGTTGACTGGCTTTGGTGCAGTGGTTCCTATGGTATCAAGATTCCTCAGCAGGTGCTCGGAGTTTCCGTTGATGGTATTGTTGGTTCAAAGACAATTGCCGCCATTAACGCAAGAGATGGTAGAGAACTGTTCGACACCATCAAGCAGGAAAGAAAAGATTTCATTGACCGTATCTGTCAGACAAGACCACAGAACAGAAAGTTCAAGAAGGGTTGGCTGAACAGAATTAATTCCCTTGCTTATGAAAATGATTGATAAGATAACAAGAGTTGTAATTGCCATTGCAGTAGCGATGCTGATTCTATCAATGTTCTGTAGATGCAAGGCTAAAGAACGACTGGTAGAGAAACAGACGTACATCACTGACAAGCGCAATGATGCCAAGTGGGATTCACTCTTTAACGCAAGGCTTATTAAAGAGTTGGAGTTATATAAAGCATCTCACAAGGAATCCGTGAAGTCAACCACAAAGGAAAAGACGCACGTCAAAGATAGCACAGCATCCAAGTATGATGCCAATGGTAACAAAGTTGGAGAAGACAGATTTCACTACGAATATCACGAAATATCACATGAAGACGTACAGATACTGAGAGACAGTATTTCGATCCTCAAAGAATACAAGGATAGCACGTCGATATATCACAGCAAGTGTGACTCCTTGATGTCGGTGATAAACGAAATATCGAAAGATAAAGTATATGTCGAGAAGCAACTATCAAAGACCGACAGAGCTTTCTTGAAAATAGGTAAGATAGCATCAGTTTGTCTTTTCATAGGTATTCTCGCATTTATTGGTTGGATATACCGCAAGGTAAAATTACATAAACATTCTTAAGTTTTCTTTTCATAACATTTGGTTTAGTTAATGTTTAGTTATTAGTTTAAATGAAAAGAGGCGACCGTCCGTGATGGATAGCCGCCTCTAAACATATAGATAATAATGCACAGAAATTATTCTTCAGCTCCCTGGAGGAACTTGATGCCATACTTCTTCTCATAATGTTTCTGCTGATCTTCGGTCAGCATTCTCGTTTCACTGTCGTAGAATATGGTCAGTAGCTCTCCGTAGTCCTTGTCGTAGAAGTAGTTGTACTTGTTGCACAGGTAGTTCCTAGCGCATAGGCATCTGCTCGGAATGGTCTTGAACTTGCGTCGTGTCTTCTGTTTAATTCCGTTCGCTGCTCTGTATCTATCAAGCCTCAGCGTCTTTTTTAGAGATTCTGAACGTTTAGCTATTATCTCCGGTCTTACTATTGCCTGAGCGCATTTCTGCCTAAGCCTTTCTTCAGTTTCCCTGGTATGTGTGACACCGAGTGATTTTGCTATATTAGCAACGCAGGACTTCGTTATTCCGAGCACCTTTGAGATCTCAGACGAAGACATTTCTGGATACATATTGCGGACAGACTCATGGATTTCGTTCCTGCGTCTTTCCCGCGCATCCTTAAACGAGTCTCCGTGTAACTTATGCAGCCACCAGTATACGGTCTGCACAGCGCATCCGAAATTCCTAGACATTGCGTATGGAGATTCATCCGGATGCTCCTTTATGTAATTTTTCTGTTCGTCTGTGAGTACGTTCATAGGCTACTTATTATCAGAAGAGCCGTAGCCGTTATCGCCACGCTCTGTTTTGTTTAATTCATTCGTCTCTATAAACATGATGTTGTCGCTTGTTTCTAGGTGGAATTGCACGATTTTATCACCAACCTTATATCGCGGCATATTTGGCATAACGTGATAGAAAACGGCAGAAATCTCGCCAGTATAGGGGTCATCGACAGTGCCTTCACAGTTACTGAGAATCATACCAGTTTTCCATACGGAAGAACGAGGACGAAACGTAAAGCACCTAGAAATGTCGGCAGGTTTGTTGCGGTTTTCAATCTGCAAAGCAAATCCAAGACCATACTTCCATACATTAGGCGCAATCTCTTCTTCTGAAACCGCATAGCAGTCGTAGCAGAAATCATCATTGTGCGCCTTCGTTGGCATGATAGCGTTCTCGTTGGTCTTTTTGAATAAGACAGGTACACCAACAACCTCGGCGAATCTATCAATCTCCACACCATCAACGTTCACCTTTCCGTAGAACATATCAGCAGGGCGATTCCAAACCTTATGCTCCCCATAGAGAGCCTGATAAACAACTTCTTTCTCCTGAGTTTCACTATTAGTGACCTCAGTAATAAATCTGTAATAACCTCCTTTGAAATGTCTGTAAATCTTTTCCATTTTAATATTTAAAGTTTAAAATTCATGTTCATCACATACCTGGTCGCAAGATGATTCATGCTCGTTATTGCTGCACCATCCTACGCCGTAAACGTCTTCGTTGTCAAACCAAAGACAGTTACCGCAACATTTCAATACACTGCATTGCTTTAATCTTTCTGCATCACGTTGAACATCTCTTAGCTTGAACGGATGCTTCTTATTGGACTTTATCAATTCGTTAATATACCTACGGGCATTCCAATGATCTGTAAGACTTATCGCCTTTGTGATGCGGTGGTCTTTAAAATCGACTTTATATCCCGCTCCAGGCAATAATATGCCATTATAGCAGAGGTAACGAAATATCCAATAAGGTGTATTGTGCCGCATTATCTTCTTTGCTAATCTAATCTTCATCCTTCCACCTCCTCCCAGTCATTTGCGAGAATGTCACCATCAACGCACGGCATGCCAACAAAAGGAACGTCCAGATAATCCGTCCCAAACATATCATTATAGGATACACATCGGACGTAAATTTTCTTCTTATTAATAAATGTTGTTCCATTACTCCATATCCTACGTTTCACTTTCTTCCCTTCCTTCATTCTTCTCAGAGCCTCCGAGAAGTCAAATATTTCCTTCTTCATTTCTTCTATCTTTTTAAGCTTCATACGCTATTTATTTTTCTGTTCAACCTTTTCAATAAGAATATCATCATTTTCCCATTCCGCACAATCATGCATCCAATCTGCGATAAGCGTGTGATGCGAACTATGATTTTTGTGCTTATCATTCAATGTTGTTTGTATTCTCATAAGCTACTTATCGAATTTATTACCAATAACTTCAAGGAATGCGATACATTTGTCTACATCGGAGAGTTCAAACAGATACATATCGTCATTCGCTGTTCCTTTCTTACGAATAAAGAATGCACCACCGTAATCAGAATACATTACAGTATATTGGCTGCCCGAATTTGTATTAAGAAGAACATCTCCTTCCCAAACCTCTTTATCTTCACAATCTTTCAGCCCTGTAAACTGACAGACGGTAGTCGGTTCTACTGGATAAGTGATATTTCGGTTCAGTATACTTTCTTTCTGGCGATTTTCGATGATGTATGTATTACCATTCTCTTCATAGAAATATCCGCAAACCCATCCTTTTCCGTCAAGACGTTTGGCCTTGAACTTGATATTTTCTGGTTTCATACGCTATAATTCTTCTTTTTCAAATTCACTCTTTGGAACACGATAACAAACTTCTGAACCATAGGAACGTTCTATACCTTTTAAGGGCATTTCCTTTTCTAAAATATCATGTACCTTCGTGCCTTTTCTAACACTAATAGCTATATAATCATAGCTATTATTCAACATCAATAGCGAGTTGTTTTTCGTATACACCTTGCCATTCTTGGAAAGATTACAATGATTACTTGCAGGCTGGTAGTACAATCCACTAGCCTTATGTTTGATTCTGTAAGGTTTAACCATAACTATTTAATTCTAAATCCAACAAAGCTATGAAGCCATGCTAATACAATAGCATGCCCTCCTTCTTTTCTTTCTATCTTGCATATTGTAGGTCTGTCTCTTATACACATCTGACGCTGCCGACGACTAGTCGAG